TTCAGACGCTAAAAAGTGCATTTAAATACAGAGAGGAAAGAAGCAAATAACATCCCTGTAATGAAGAAAAACATCGCAATAAAAATAAAAACCTTAATAGGAAAAAATTGCATTTTAAACTTAAGTACATGTGCATCATGTTTTGTCATATTCTACCAGTCCATTAGGTAAAGAATTATCCGCAAAGGTGGTGACTTGCTCTAAAATATCAAACGCTTTATTAATACTTTCTTTATCGGTCAAGTAACCACATTTCACTAAAACATCAATTGCACCAGACAACTCATTTAGATTTTTTAAACAATCCAAAGGCAATAAAGAAGTATCTATCACTTGGCTTGCTTTTTCTTCTAAATATTCAAAAACTTGTTTTGTCATATATCCCCCGTCAAAGTGTCTAGACTACGCCTTGAGACACTCAAAATTTATAAAAGATTTAATAGTTTACACGATGTGTCTCAATTCCCCTGAAGACACTTCTCTGTTAATTCTACGTCACAACAAATAGACGGTTTTTGTAGTCAGAGTGAATGATTTCAAATCGTTATAAATCCCAATTTGGGTCACGTTCAAGACCTCTTTGTATGTAGTTTTCAGCATATTGAATCGGTTGCTGACGTTGTGGTACCTGCTCAACAGAATCCTTTCTCAAAGCTTCTGTATTCATAGGTTCATTACGTGGTTGAGCAAAATAATTAAAAGGTCGATCACCTGCATGTTTTAAGAGTCGTCTGCAATCTGATTGAGACACATCATGCAAAATTGTACCTTGCTGGGTATATGCTACATAACGTCCATTCTGCTTCATACAACCACTAAACACAGGCTTTGACGTAATCTCATAACTGACTTGACTAGCATCAATATCATAAGGCTTGTTGGGGTTGTATTGAAGCACAATACTTTGCATATCATTCTTTTCTTTTGCCAATAATTCAGCATTTCTTTTTGTAGGATCGCGTAAATCTGCACATTGCTCAATGGTTAAACCATACTGTTTAGAACACTGCTGATCTAATAAAAGATTCTGTTCGTCAGTCTTCTGATTAGCCGTTTTGAACCGTACGGTTCATTTTACCATTCGTTTTACTATCTTTTTTGGTATCTGATGCACTTTGTTTATCCTCAAATCTTTGCGGGTTAAAAGATTTAGTATTCATTAAACCAAATACTACAAAACCAACTATTCCTAAAATAATTGATACATAGATAAATAACTGTTTTGGTAACTTAAATTTGATACTGGAATGGTCAGACGCAGAATGATAAAGCTTTTGATATTCGTCTTTAAAATGAAAGCGATAATGGTCGAAATACTTCTTATGTTTAGCATTACGATTTGCAGCAGGTTCAGGGCTAGATAACCACTTATCAAATACAAAAACATTTGTATAAGGCGGTTTAGAACTAGGACGCTTTATGAAGTACATCTTATCAATAAGCTTATGAATACCTTTTTCAATACGCGCAGGGTCCTGAGTAATTAACCAAATATCCTTGTTAAAATGACCATGAATTGTAAGGTCCTTAATCATCTGATCTTGAGAGTATTGGTTACCCTTGTACTCATATGCTTTACGCATATGTACTTCATCATAAATAATAATTGAACCATCGGGAGTATCTCGCCAATCATCTGGAGCAGGTTCAACTTCAGGTATTCTCAGACCATCAATATCACAATAAATTTGTCTTGCCGGTTTACCTTGTTCTTCTAATTTTTTATTTTCTTCAAGCATATCTAATATGGTTTTCACCATAAATTGAGATTTGCCATTACGTGGTTGACCACATACTAAATTAATCACTTTTTCGTACCCCAACTTGCATACTTGATAATGCAACACGTAAGGCAATAGCAGATAAAACCATACTGATAGCTTGGTCAAATCCACTTAGACCAACAACATACAATACGTTGCCTAATGTGCCCCAATAACTTTGAATGGTGCTTACAGCTAAAGAAAATGCTCCTTGTGTTGCACCGTATGTAAATAAAGAAAGTCCAGCACCTTTAAGTAATTTTGAGACGGCACTAGATAGAATTGTTTCTGATACTTTGGAAAGAAGACTAGCTAAACTCATAGTTAATCCTCCCCCTTAACATTAATACCCGCAACGATAAAAGCTGAAGTAATAGCACCAACAGCCAACACAGCAGGCTTAAAGAAAGTAAGAGCATCACAAACAGGTTGATAAGGTAATTCCAGAGTATAAGTCTGACCCATTAAAGTGAATTGAACAGAGTCTTTTGGACAAGCATCCGAACCCGTAAGAGTTACAGTACCTGCCGATACATCTTCATCAAATTCAACTTTTTCAGGGTCTTTTTGTTCTGGATCTTCTTTCATCCATTCATCTGTTTTTTTCCAGTCGTCATACCATTTACAGACCGTAAAAGCCCATTCACAGAAAACAGGAAATTGGATAGAAATTGATTGTCCACCAGTTGGATTTCCATCTGGGTCTTTGATAGGTTCTGTTTTACCATCAGCAGCATCACCATCATTAGTCCAACCACGGTCATTCTTATTCGGTGCGTCTGCTGTAGGAGGTGTTTTATATCGAGGATCGCCGAATGGCGCAGGCTGCCCATCTGGAGTCAAAGGAGCATTTTTAAGTTTATTATCCATCTCCTGAGCCAGATCATCACCAATACCTGTAGGATCATGTTCATAAGCAGAAGCAACTGAAGAATCCATTAGACCGTTATTAACAGAACTATCTAACGCAGGGTTAACAGGATCATGATAACCCTCACCTAACATAGCAGCCCCTAACAATTCAGGTGTAAGAGGAATCTTTTGATCCTCAGGCTGTGGTGCTTTGGGATCATATAAAGGGTTTTTAATGGTATCGAAAGTTTGAGATGTTGAATTACCTGAACGCGACAAAGCACATGACATAATAGGCATACCTTCAGTATTAGGTTTTGAAGTACAGCTATTAACAGTCCATCCATTTTCAGCAGCAATTGGCTCCAAAGCCGATTTACAATTCGAAGATGTATAACAGATCAAATTGTGTATGTAGATTTTAAAAGCATATTGATAGTTTTTAGGATCAGGCGAAACTGGATCAGCAGGCTTTTTCTTAATATAAGTACCATCTTCCATTACCCAGCCAATAGCTTCGATTAACTGAGTTACAGCCATTACGCCAACCATTTGAACGCCTGGATTCTTAGCATAAAAAGCGATACGTTTTAGCATTGTTCCACCCACCTTTGAAGCGGTAGGCGTTGCTTCAGCAATGGCAATTTTAGTTACTGTTCTGGTTTTAGCAGTTACAGGATCAGTCTCAAGAAATGATCTAGCAGAACGCCCATAGACACGTCTTGCATAATCTTCACGGTTCTGTTGTAGCTTAATTTCACGTTGAAGCCACCAATCCCCATCATCGGTGGCGTTAGCTTCAGACATTAGAATTATTGGTGAGAGGATAATTGAGAGAGATAAGTAAAAGCGGATTGTTGTTGAAATTGTTCTTCTTAAAACATTTTTATACCAATATAAATCATCATTAATAGCCATATGTACGCCCCAATATCACCCATGCTTCACCCCGTAAACGCGACTGCGAGCCCTCGCGCGTTTACGGTGGCTCGCATGTAATACACTGGTTCTTAGAATGCAGAACGGATGTATTTAAATACTTTGATACCTAGCGGAATCAAAATTGCAGCAGCAGCTACAGTAGCACCCGCAACCTGAGCACCAGACAACTCCCCAGTAATTTCAGTTACATCAATTGCAGCATTCGATACAGCAGTTACCCCCGCAGCCGTAGCAACTACAGCAGCTTGTTTAAAACGTTGAAACATTACTTGTTTTTTAGTGTTCATGATTGAACTCCTTACTTTTCAAAAATTTGCACTCGTATAGTTTTTAAACTCCATACGACTGCCAGACATAACCAAAAAGCGCCCCCAATTGTTGTAGCTTCGGCGTAGCTTAATGGTGGTAAATAAAGGTCAGCTTGACCCCATTGAAGACATGACTGCACCCCATTAGCATCAGGTGACGATAATTGCTTACAGACCATGTCCATTTCTAAAATCCCCAATTAGAGCCACTGGCTTGCGCTTTTAAACCACGCCCCCAAAAGCCAGTGGTATCTGTTATTTACACTTGTAAAAATGGATGCAGTAATCAGAGTGTTTTGTAAACTTTTTACCGCACTTCTTACATGTATAAACAAATTCTGTCATAGTTAAATCACACATAAGTTATTGATTTTTAACATATTATACATTATACGAAGCGGTAAAAATAACTATGTGTAATATATAGCTTTATTTCGGTTTTCCGAAGATTTCAGGATGTGCAATGTTACTTGCACCATCCTCGTCTAAGACATCAATCATTAAATTACCTTTGGCAACTCAACTTGTTTAACGACATACTTCATAGATTTTCCTGAAGTAACCATTTCAAATGTAATATCAGCTTCTAACGGAAATTTATGTTGCTTAAGCAACACTAGATTTGTTCGGTCTTGCCAGTTAAAAACCTCACATGCATTACCAACCGCATTACCTTGCGATTGATCAAGTGGAACCTCACAGTACAAAGCTACATGGTCATAATGACGACCATCGTCAGTTTTAAAATCAACAGCCTTAGCACCTAAGATTTTCACTTTATTTTTAAATTGCATCATTGCTACATTCTCCGAGCAGTTATAAGCACATGATCTAACCGCTTCGGATAAGCGAATTGATCAGAGCAAGAAATAATATTGATTAACTCTTCAGGTTCAAAAACCTGTTTAAAAACATTGATATACTTACCATATTGGTGTTTAAGGTTCTTAATGGCAGTATCAAAGTTAATGCGTGCAACCTTTTGAATTGTTTCAATTCTCGCAGGTTGAATATCTTCAGATAAAAATGCGAAACATGGGTATGAGGCTATGAAGTACTCACTTGGAGCCAGCAACATATCGAACGGTAAAACACGGTCAATTGATTTAAATTCAACTTCAGCACGTTGCCAATTATCATTCGGATCACCTTCAGCACGACCTTTCTCGTACAAACGAAGCATCTTGCCTGATTCACGTGCACCGACCATTAAAGTACGTCCTTTACCGTTTGGACGTTTCCAATTGCCTTTATGTTCGATGTTTGGCATACGGTTGCCACAGCTAAAACCGCCTAAACCATCTTGCATATTGCCCCAATCAACATTGATCTTTTTACCTTCAAAGTCATCATGTGCAATATCAACACGAGTTAATTTAGCTCGTTTAGCAATAGTCACTAAGAAGTTGTAAAGTCTTAATTCCCAACCACTTTTAGCAAAGTTGCAACCACGACCATTAATCATAATTAAGATGGTATTACGTTGACCGCCAATGCAGACAAAGCCGAAATCTTCACCTAGTACATAGCTTTCTTTATAGAAATTCAGACCGCCATGACGGCATGCAGTCGTTGAGAATCCAAAGATGTGATGTAACTGGTGGTCCAATTCCTCTACAGCAGCCGTCCAACGGTGTGTATCGATGATGTATTCATCTTCATTCCAATACTTATCACCTAGAGTCTCAATTCCGATTGTGAAATTTACCCAGTCAATCACGGCAATTTCATTGTCAGCAGGCAGACGGCATTGAACTGGTTTAACACCTGAAGATGTCATCACCATGTGAGCATATGGAATTGTATATAACGAATGCTCTTGATACGGGAGATCGGCATCTTGCAGTTGCGTATCGGATGTCTTTACCCCCATCTTATTAATGGGGGTTACAACTACCGCTTTTTTCATTCCCCCCGATAATACAGTGGGGATTGGTTGTTTTTTATACTTATCCATTAGCAAATCCCCATCGCTCTAAAATTGTCATTCTCTGCTTTGATAGCGTCACAGTAAGCTGCGACTTTAGGATTCTTATAGCCCCAAGCAAGCATGGTCGACTCAATGTAAAAAAGAACAAACTCAGTCTCGAAAGCTGGATTGCCCCCCACTATTAGCTCGACGCCACGGTCGTGGACGATCTTAGCCACGATCTCGAATGCTTGTTCTTTATCCATGTATGATTTATCACAAATGATATTTTGTGGTTTTATAACATCTAATTTGTGATTTAGCAACAT